GGTAGAGTTTGCAGGTGGGTGTTGGAGACTAAGAATGATCGACCCAATTAGTGCGTTTGCTATAGCTCAAGGGGCTATTAAAGGTATTCAAGCTGCTATTAAGATGGGTAAGGATGTACAGGGCATAACGCATGACGTTATGAAGTTCTTTGATGCTAAAGATGCAGTGGCTAAAGAAGCCATTAAAGACCCTAAAAAGAAGTATAGTTCTGATACTAGTCAGGCAATGTCAACTGTAATGCAATTGCATGAGTTAAATAAAGCAGAAGAAGAATTAAAATGGCACTTTATTAATCAGGGACAGAGTGCTTTATGGACGCAAATAGTGCTAGAGCGTAACAGCATTGTACAAAGACGTAAGACACAGGAAATATTAGACGCTAAAGCAGCAGCTAATAGAAAGAAAGAGATAGACGAGGTTATTATAGCGGTGTTATGTATATTAGTAGCAGCAGCCATCTTTACACTAGTTGGTTGGGGCGTAATTGCTTTGAAAGGTAAATAATGTTTGATATTACAGGATTATTAGCTGTTGGTGGAAAGTTAATTGATAAACTTATTCCAGACCCAGAACAGAAAGCTAAAGCACAACTAGAACTTGCTACACTTGCACAGAGTGGGGAGTTAGCTAAACTAGCTAATGAAACAGAAGTATATAAAACGGAACAGAATAATGTCACAGAACGCTGGACAGCAGATGCAAACACTGATAGCTGGTTATCTAAAAACATTCGTCCTCTTAGTCTTGTTGCTATTTTTGTTGGTTATTTTCTGTTTGCGCTCATGTCAGCTTTTGGTTATGATGCTAAAGAGTCTTATGTACAACTTTTGGGCCAGTGGGGTATGCTTATTATGTCTGCCTATTTCGGTGGTAAAACACTTGAAAACATCATGGAAATGAGAACAAAAAAGTAATATGACACAACTATCTACTAACTTCTCTTTAAAAGAGTTTATTAAAAGTGATACAGCTACTCGTAAGGGATTAGATAATACTCCATCACCAGACGTAGTTGCAAACTTACAAAAACTTGTAGATAATATAGTACAGCCTGTTAGAAACCATTATGATAAAGTAGTAACTATTAATAGTGGGTATAGGTCTATTGAGGTTAATACTTCTGTAGGTGGTTCTAAAACGTCAGATCACTGTAAAGGTATGGCGGCTGACATTGAAATTAGTGGTGTAGCTAACTCTGATTTAGCACAACACATTGTGGATACATATAAGTTTACACAAGTTATTTTAGAATTCTATATACAAGGTATTTCTGATTCAGGATGGGTTCACGTAAGTTACGATGCAAATAACTTAAAATGTGAAGTTCTAACAGCCGTTAAACAAGATGGCAAAACTATTTATATGAAAGGTTTACATAAGTAATATGGCACTTTCTAAAGAAAAAGCAAAGAAGTCAACAGGTAATGCTATTAGTAAAATGATAGATAATGGTATGCCTCCTAAAGTAGCTATTACAATTGCTACGTCTAAAGCAAAAAAAGAAATGCCTAAGCGTGGTAGTCGCACAGCTAAGAACAAGGCTAAAAAATGAAAATGGCATACGTTGAGTGGGAAGATGCAGCCGACATTGACGAAGCTCCGTGGGCTACACATGAGGATGAAGATTTTAAATATACACCTGTACTAGTAAACCAAATTGGTTACTTGTTGTACGATGGGCCTGAAGGCATTGTGTTAACCTCTGCATACATTGAGGGTGGCACTGTTGGTTGTCGTACACAAATTCCTAGAGGTATGGTACGTAAAATGACTGTGACCAACACTAATGACTGATAGAACTAAATTTTTAGATGGTAGTAGTAAACGAGTAATCTTAGGATTATTCAAAGAGTTTGCACGTTGTGACGTAAAGTTTAAACCTGTATTTACATTACAAGAAGTTAAAGAACTATTCTTGGACTGCCGTGACCCGTCTGAATATGCCGTTGCTATGGAGTTGTTAGGTGATTGGGAACACTGGTTAGAAGTACGTAACCATGTTTTGATTAAACCACACGTAGATAAGTGGCAAGCAGAACTAGCAGTTAAACTTCGATCTGAAGCAATTATGCAGATGAAGCAACATGCCAAACAGCCCGGTGGTACAGCAGCAGCTAAATGGCTTGCTGAGAAGGGTTACAAAGAAGATGAAGGCAAACGCTTACCCGGTCGCCCTAAAGAGGCTAAAGAGGTTGTTGCACAACCCACAGGACGTATTGCAGGGGATATGGCTAGACTTGGTATTGTAATGGGAGGAAAGAAATAATGCCGTACATGACCGCAGGAAAAAGAGACTACAAGAAACAACAGGCTTATGATGGCAAACCATCTGTAGTTAAAGATAGAGCTAAACGTAATAAAGCACGTAGAGATATGGTGGATGAAGGTAAGGTGTCTAAAGGTGACGGTAAAGATGTTGACCATAAGAATCCGTTGAGTAAAGGTGGTGGTACAGCACGTAGTAATTTACGTGTTACTAGTAAGAGTGCCAACCGTAGCTTTGCACGTACTAAAACAGGAAAGATGAAATAATGCCTAAAGATAGTCGTTTAGAACGTGCTGGTGTATCTGGTTTTAATAAGCCTAAACGTACACCTAGTCATGCTACTAAAAGTCATGTAGTTGTTGCCAAAGAAGGTGACACTGTTAAAACTATTAGATTTGGACAGCAAGGCGTAATTGGTGATAAAGAACCTACAGCACGTCAAGCATCCTTTAAAGCACGTCATGCTAAGAACATTGCTAAAGGTAAAATGAGTGCTGCTTATTGGTCTAATCGTGTGAAGTGGTAGTATGATAAAAAAATACACTAAAAATTGTAGTTTATGTAATGCTGAACAAACGTATGGTAGATTAGATCATCTTAAAGCTGCGTTAAAAGGTGACTGGAAATGTAAATCTTGTTCTAATTCAACTAATAATTTTAAAGGTCGTTTAGGACTTATGCCCTATACTTGGTTTGAAGTAAAACGTAAAGGTGGAATTAGTAGAGGATTGTTTTGGGATTTAGAACCACAAGATATTATTGATTTATTTGAACAACAAAATGGTTTATGTGCATTAACTAACTGGCCTATAACATGGTCTGAAAAAGGATTAACAGCTACTGTGTCAATTGATCGTATTGATTCTAGTGAAGGGTACATTAAAGGTAATGTACAACTGTTACACAAAGATGTAAATATGGCTAAACAACAATACTCGCAAGATTACTTTATTGAGATGTGTAAAGCAATCGGAAACAAAGTTAAATGGTAACTGAAAAAGAACTTGTTAAACAAGCAGCAGAAGCTGACTTGTTGACGTTTATTAAACTTGTAGCTCCGCATCGTGTACTAGGCACAGTGCATGAGGAACTATGTAGTTGGTGGAGTAGAGAAGATGCTAAGGACAATCAATTAGTGTTGCTGCCACGTGACCATCAAAAGAGTGCTATGATCGCATATAGGGTTGCTTGGTGGGTTACTAAGCACCCTGAAACCACAGTGCTATATGTGTCTGCTACAGCTAACTTAGCAGAGAAGCAACTTAAAGCAGTTAAGGATATTTTTCTATCTGACATTTATAGATTTTATTGGCCTGAGATGGTCAATGAAATGGAAGGTAAACGAGAACGTTGGGCTGCTGATGAGATTTCAGTAGATCACCCTAGTCGTAAGGCAGAAGGAGTACGTGATGCTACAATTAAAGCAGCAGGTATTACCGCTAACGTTACTGGACTGCATTGTACTATTGCCGTACTAGATGACGTAGTTGTTCCTGATAATGCTTATACACAACTAGGTAGAGATCAAGTTAGATCGTTCTACTCACAACTATCTTCTATTGAATCTACTGGCGCACGAGAGTGGGCTGTTGGTACTAGATACCATCCCGGTGACTTGTACAAAGATATGATGGAAATGACGGAAACATATTATGATGAAGTTACTGACGAAGAAATTGAAAACGAAGTATATGAGGTATATGAGCGTACAGTAGAAACTAATGGTGAGTTTCTTTGGCCTAAACAACGTAGAACTGATGGTAAAACATTTGGTTTTGATGCACGAGAACTTGCACGTAAAAAAGCTAAGTATTTAGATATTACTCAGTTTTACGCTCAATATTATAATAATCCCAATGCTGTCGAAACTCAACTTATTGACCGTAGCAGGTTTAATTACTATGATCGTAGTAAAATAGAGAACTTTAGCGGAGCATGGTATTTTGGAGATAAACTATTACACATTTACGCCAGTATGGACTTTGCTTATTCTATAAGTGCTACATCTGATTATACTGTTATTATAGTAGTTGGTATTGACGAAGATAATAATTATTATGTACTAGATATTGATAGATTTAAAACTAATAAGATTAGTGTTATGTACGATAAAGCAGAGTTAGTATTTCGTAAGTGGAAGTTTAAAAAGATGCGCTGTGAAGTAGTTGCAGCACAAAGACTTATTGTAGGACAGTTTAAAGATTATATGCGTAGTCAAAACATTGTCTTTACAATTGACGAATATAATCCACCACGTAATATGAGTAAACTAGAACGTATTGCAGCTATATTAGAACCTCGTTATACTAATAATCAGATATTACATTACAAGGGTGGTAACTGCCAAACACTAGAAGAAGAACTAATGATGAATAATCCAGAACATGACGACATTAAAGATGCGTTAGCGTCCTGTGTAGAGATTTGTAAATCCCCTGTTTCTAATAGAACATGGGGAAAACGCACAAATGTAATTGCTTTTAACTCAAAATATGGTGGCGTAAGTTACTAATAAGGAAATAAATAATGAATGATAATATTCAAGTTAGTTATAAAGACGACTCACTAGCTAATAAAATTACTGATATGTGGGTGCGTTGGGATAGTGGGCGTAGTGTTTGGAAATCTAATCAACAAGAGTTACGTAATTATCTTTTTGCCACTGATACACGCACTACATCTAATAGTAAACTACCGTGGAAAAACTCTACAGTAACTCCTAAACTTACTCAGATTAGAGACAATTTACATGCTAATTATATGGCTGCATTGTTTCCTTCTGAGAACTGGTTTTTCTTTGAATCTACAGACCAAAACAAGGATTTAGCTGCTAAACGACAAGCAATTGTAAACTATTTAAAACAGAAACTTAAAGCCTCTGATTTCCAACTTTTAGTATCTCAATTAATATATGATTATATTGACTTTGGTAATGTAATTGTTACCTATGATTATGTACGAGATGTAATTAGTGATGAGACAGGTAATGTAGTTAAACGATATATTGGCCCTAAAGCCTATCGTATTAACCCTAATGATATTGTTTTTAATCCGTTGGCAGAGACATTTACTAAAACGCCAGTAGTGCGTAGGATGTTAAAGTCTATTGGT